CCCCGACACTTACTATTCCATAATGACTATTAACTATTTCAGACATAGCTTCAAGTACTGCTTCGGCATCGACTCGGTTATCAAAGAGAATATCATCGTAATCAAATCCAGACCTCAACGGCGTCGTGGTAACACCAGTAGAACGCTTAACAACATCTCTATCGTCATAATAACTACGATATGACACTCTAGCAGCATTGGTCGTACTGGTCCTACTGCCACCAGTCTCGCCTAATATAGCCTTAACGCTATCAAGAATCGTCTTCTTAATAGAAGGGACTACTACGTCCGACACGATGTAAGACCCGATACTCCCAAGATCGTCTTTGATAAACGCCTCTATGAATTTACGACTCTCTGTTTTTTTCTTAGCCGTAACCTTTCCGGATACGACTTTATCCAACTTCTTATTCTGATCTGGGGGAGGATTCGCTGCCTCTTTCGATTTATAAGAATTTGACTTGAATTCTTCCATACTTCTCGCTCCTTTATACTGCCACCATTTTTCCAGGTAGCGTAATCTTCGAATTGGGATTCCTTTTATATTCCTGTTTGAACTGATAAGCCAGATTACTTCGGGCCTTCTTTTCCGATATAGCTTCGGTGGTTCCGCACCATCGTTTAGTAATTATTCTGTCGAATTCCATGACCGGACCTCTGTAAATATACATACCCATCCTCGACCCTCCTCCTGGAAAAGAAAAGAGAAAACACCTTGTTACAGGTGCTCCCTCTTATCTGAACATTACCATACTTCTTATTTCTAAGTAGTCTTATTCCTGGATTCCATCTTCAGTGTACTCGGTTTCGACCACATGAAGTTCCGGTTTGGTTCCTGCTTTCTTTTCTGCCCTTTTGTCTTTGAACTTCTTCACCAGGGGCTTGACTGCATATTTGTAAGTTACTACACCTACACCTACAGTGGCTCCAATGATAAGTCCGTTGACTAAGTACTTGTTTCCAGCGTTCACACATTCCTCAACAACTTCAACTGCCTCTTCGTTTACTCTTAAATCTTCCATTTCAAATCTCCTTTCAAAATATAAAAAATTATTAGTTTACGTTCTTCATAACAGCACTTGTTTTTTACGCGAATATTTATCCGTGTTTGTAGTAACCCTTACGAGGTTGTACCCGGTAATTAATAACCAAACAAGGGACTCCTTCCGGTGTTAACTGAGATGTGAAATATAAATCAATTCTACCTTCTCGTCCGTCGTCAATGGTCCATCCTAATTCATCACCAAGCGGAATATTATCTAGACCAATCTCATAATAGAAGTCATTAAGTGATACATACTGCTCGTCTAGCATGACTCTATTGAGTTCGTTTTCCACTCGTTTGAACTTGTCTGCATCACCTCTGAAATATCGCCCGGAGAATGCGTCATAACATAGGGTATCGCCCTTATTTGTAATTATGATACTCTGCTCTGTAGGGGGATTCTGGGTAATCTTATCTTTGGCTATCTCTCCGCGAATGAGTTCCTCTTTTTTCTCACCTATGGTTTCAATTACTTTCTCTTGGTAATCCTTAAGAACTGATTCGGATATGCTATAAGCTGTAGCCAAAGCTGCGTTACGCTTAGCATTTATAGAGGTGGCCCCTACTAGGCAGGCTACAGACATCGTACCTACGGTAACTGAGGGAATATAACATCTCCAGCACAGTTTGACTCGGTCCTTCCAGTCTACTTGATCGTATGGTGGTGGTACCACCTTTGACCTACGACACTCCTCCTCATTTAAAATAAGAATGGCTTTTGGCGTAGCACGCACTGCCATAATTGTTGTGGTAATCATACCACTGATACCCAACCCCATAAGGATTTCGGTATCATGATCTGCAAAGGCCGATTTTATGTTTTTTACGACCTTCGCCATTTTTGGGACTTTCATGATTAACTCCTTTCAAATATAACTATTCTAGGGCTCGAATAAAGTCTGCTACATCGTTAGCTGCCTCTCTAGCAATAGAGAATATATATTTTGCCGTATCGTTGTAGCATGAATACTGGTCCATCTTATCTGCGAAATCCTTAACAATCTTGCTAGGTTTAATGTCACCTCGGTTACTCAGAAGTTCCAGGATCTCCGATACGGCCCACCGGGAATACGAGTTCTTATCAAACCAATATTTAGGCCAGTGTTTAGCTGGCGGGACCCATTGTTCTTCTGAGAAAAAGTAAACAGACCTCACAATGTGGTCGTTCATTTTAGTGCTCTCCTTTCGAAAAAAGAAAAGAGTCCTTGCGGGACCCTAGTCTCTAAGTTTGGCTAATGCTTCCGCTACTTTCTTTTCAATTGTTCCATCCATTTTCTTTTCTCCAACCCAATCTGATACTAGTGTCGTACCAATACCTATTGCGGTTGCAGCATACCCAATGATTTTAATTGTTTTTTCAGTTAACATATTCGTTACCTCTCTTTCATTATACAACTTGTTTTTCACGCGAATTACTTGTAGCGGTAGTCATACTCCCCTGCTTCTTCGATTGTCATATTCAAAGGAATCGGACCTACCGACGGGCTTATTACAAAACAATCCATGTTTTCATCAATATTAGCTTTATACACATCAAAGTCTAACCAAAGTATACCTTCTTCCGAATATTCACAAGGCCAGCCTACAAGTTCTAATTCTGGAAGGGTATCGATACCTAGAAACTCATAGAATTCATTAACTGTAACCTCACCTTTTAGAACCCAGTTACGGTTTAAGTGATACTGAGCATTTGTAACGGAAGCAAAGGTGCTCTCAAAATATCGATTTGAGAACCAGTCAAAGAATAGTACTTTTTCGCTATTATCGTCTATCTCTGGATCGTATATACATCCCCCTCCAAACATACCAGGGGAGTTGATATACATATCCTTAGCAACTTGGGCTTTGATCTTGTAATCAGCACCTTCACCAAATACTTCATCCGCGGCCTTACGGTACCGTCTGAACGATTGATCAAGCAACGCATAAAGACTAGCCATATTTGCTTGTTGCTGTTTATTGAGTACGTTCGAACCAATCATAAGACCTATAGTTGATAATCCGACGGCGGCTGTTGGAATATAACATTTCCATGCTGACTTAAAGGCTTCATAGTTGGTATAAGAATAAGGGTCGCCATCATGGGCAATTCGACTATCTTGTTTTATTGTGTCTAAGGCTTTAGGTGTAGCTCTAACTGCTAATACAGTAGTAGCTACGACCCCACCCGCGCTAGCTACCGTAAATATAGTAGGTGCGGATAATCGTAGTTTCTTTCCAGTCTGATATAATAGTTTTTTTACATTCATACAGTTCGCCTTCTTTCTAAATATGGGGCCATGTCTGGAGTTTGTAACATCCAGAATCGTTTGTACCCGTCTTGAAGTATTGGGGATAACCCATAACCAGCAATAAATAAGTTTGCCAGAGCATTCCATTTTTGATTCAACTCAAGAATTATTCCAGCCATACCAATATTTGTCTCAACGTTACGAATATCGCATAGGGATACTATTTCCTGATTGAATTCTCGAAGAAGGCTTAATACCTCTCCATCAATATCGTCTTTATCTTTCAAGCTAAAAATTTTAGGTCCATATTTATTGTAGTAGTCTACAGCTTTCATGATAACCTCCTTATATTTAACGTTACTCTCACTTACAACATACCTATTTCTTTTCCAAGATGCGTGAGTTGGCTTTAATCCGAAGCTCCTCTTCTAAACTTTTAATATAGTCGTGTAGGGCCTCAATCAGTATTCTAGTATCGTCCTGTTCTTTTCTCAACCTTGAGATTTTTAATTATCGCCAATCGTCACAATATTCCGGATCTGTTTCTTTTTTAATACTTGACCATGGATGCGCCGCAATAATAGCTTTCGTTTCAACGATTTCAAGTTCTAAGTTATCGTACGTGCGCTTAGTCCTAAGTAATAGTGCTCTAGCTTTTGGGAGCTTATATGTTTCCTGACTCATAATTTGTCTCCTCCTACCCTCTAATACTTTCAGACTCAATAACGGCATCATATTCTTTAAGTCGTACTGATGTTCGCAGAACTTCAGCATGTCTAAGATGATCGGAAATAACTTCAGTAAGTTCAAACATGGCCGTCTGAATATCGCTAACAACGTTTATGCCATCTTCTCCAATAGCGTCCCACACTATGATGTTATTTACTTTCTCCTCAACCTCAGCCATCTTATAGAGAGCTAAAGCCACTTTTTTCAGTTCACCCTTTTTCATAATTTGTCTCCTTTCCAGACATAAGAAAAATTAAAGAGAAAGATACGGGATTCGAACCCGTCATCTCCGATTCATCTAACCGGTGCTCTACCAAAATGAGCTAATCTTTCTCATAATACAACTTGTTTTCTACGCGAAAGTATCCTCTTTAAATCGAAGTCCGGCTTTTGGGAAAATATCCTTAAGACCCTTTCCCTCGTCTGAACCCTCTACTTCTTTTTCGTCTAAACCTGGGTCTACTTTTAATGTCCTAAAAGATTCCACCTTAGGGTTGTTGGTAGCAATCTCTGCCGCACACGCTAAATATCCACAGCCATCAATATAGTTGTCTTCTTTTACCTGACCGCTGGCAATCCTGGCAATTTTCAGCAGAGCCATCATAACAGTAACGTCATGAGCTGTAACTACAATTGGGTTGAACTTAGAACTAGACCTTCTCAAATATGTAGTCCACATCTCAGCTATAGTCGCAAAGTTATCTTCAGGAGAACCATAGTCGTGTTCTCTCTGCCCATTAATACACTTATCTGCCTCGACTAAAGTTTCTTTTCTATTCATGATTAATATCTCCCTTCGACCTTCTCTAACATGGACTTAATCCATCTTTGATTTTTTGCTATGATTTGTTCTTCGTCCGTACCAATACCAAGGATCCGTGCACACTGAATAACGTCCGTATACTCCTCTGTGATTTTAGAGAATGCTTCGTCATCTGACATACGAATAGGGTTCTCTCCTCGTAGTGCTCTGGCATATTTTAGGGCTGCGTGAGCCAATTCCACAGCCTCTTCCGCCAATTGTTCGAACAAAACTGGCTTATCTAACATATCTTCGACTTTGTACATATACTCCTCCAATGCTGATTTTTTCATAAAAACCCCGAAAAAACGAGGCTCTATTTTGCGTTCTAAGCGATTTTTTTAGGGTAGGTGGACCCGTAGTACCTCCAGAATACTTGTTGAAAACTACTTTTTTAACTCTTCTTGATGTGTTCGCAACATCTGAATTTTATTCTCATAATTGGCAACTTTTTCGCAGGCTAAATATAATTGTGTATAGTTGTAGTCGATCAAAAGCTGTACTGCCCTCTCATCGTCCTGTTCTTTCAACCATACCACGGCATTGTATATTTTCTCAGGTTCCGCATGACACGTAAACCTTTTGATTTTTGATTTAAAAATACCTCGTTCTTCGTCAATAACTATTACCTCACCTTCGTATGCTTTAACAGACCCATTCCATATAGAATATAGAAACCCGTTAACCGCTTCTCGATTATAATTTATTTTCATTTCAATTCTCCTTTCAAAAATAAAACGAAAGAGTGCTTGTCACACTCCTCTCGCATTAAAACTCCATTTACTTCTTAGTCGGTTTAAATCTGTTGAATAAACCCCTGAATGTTGTAGACGTATAAGCTCCGCTTTCTTCAAACTCGAATCCGCGTTTCATCCATACAGCGTAGAATACCAAAGGTAATCCAATCTCTGCTACGGCAATACCTACTCTGAAATATCGATCTTTAACTAACTCTCGTAAGTCCTCTTGCTTATCACGACTATTCGTATCTCTTTCCATGAACCTAGCTTCTCTTCGCTCATCCATTTCCATAATACGTGCTTCTCGTCTTTCACAAATATCCTTATCGTTCTTAGCCTCGTCGATTCTCAATTTGTAGATCTTTACCAAATCTTCAATTGCACACTTTCTCTCCTCGCTTCCGATGTCCATCTTTCCTATTTCAAGAATATCGGACTTAATCGTCTTATCTAACAATACTTTGATTTCTTCATCCATCGTTCTTCTCCTTTCGAATATAAACTTTAGCTTCCATAACAGTATCTGTTATTCTCGCGGAAGTAGGTTTTCATCCCTTACTTTAAGTAAAACGTACTTACGGTTCACTATTTCGTGAATACCTCTATCTAATTCAAGAAATAAATGAGGACCATCATAAATATCCGACTTGTCTACCCTAAGGGTCCCTACTGAAGGAACCCTGATTGCAATCATGAGGATTACAAAAACAATACCAAGTGCGACCCCGACACCGAGACCTATTAAGAAATAATCCATAAGCTACTCCTTCCCTTCAGTTACACTTTCTAAATATAACATAGCGTGTTTGCTGTCTACGGCAATCATGAACTGATGTAGTTCTTCTTCGGATATAGTCCCGTCCGAAATCATCTCGATATATCTGTTAACGCGCTTGTTGAGTTTAGTAAGATGTTCCTGATCTTTGATTTTAAACTCATCCTTACAAGCCAGCATTACGCACGGCATGATTACTTTCATTATAAAATTAGTAGG